CTTGCTTGAATGGCTGGTGCGTCAAGAGCCTGTGGCCGAACTCCACGAAGTTGGCGATGTAGGACATATCCCCGAAATGGACCTTTGCAACGCCACCCTGATCGGTGACCTTCACGTCGGCCTTCAACGCATCCCGCAGGTGATCGTAGAGATGCACTTCGACCGTGCCGTCTCCGTTCACCTTCGGCGTCTCTTCATGAAGTTGGCTCGTGACCGGTGTTCTGGCGTAGGTTGCAGCCTTCACCGGCTCTATTGCGGCCTGTAGCGCCTTGCCGTAAGCCTGCCTGACGACCTCCTTCGGCTCTTCCTCGAAGAACTTCACGATTTCGTCAATGCCGTCGATTTCAATAGAGAATTCGTTATCCATGTGTCGTGACGGCATCCTTGAACAGAAGCCGGATTTTGTCTGCCAGTGCTTGTGGATCAGCCTTCCTCGTGCTCTTCTTCCGCACCGGCTCCTCTTTGCTCCACTCGGACGGCATGAATTGGCGTGGCTGCAAGGGTTCCTTCGGTGAGGCCATTGACCAATTGGCGACGGTCGAACACACCTGACCGAAAAGGAACTCGTGAAAGGCCCGCTGGTGTTCGTGCTGATCCAACAGGGCGTGATACTGACGGGGCGTCAGTGAGTAGAACTCGTCGTCCGTCAAGTGGAGCACCACACGGGCGACCGACCAGCACCGCCGCCACAGTTCGGCGCTGTCTATTCGCTCTTGGGTTCGGTTGCGCCTGCCGACTTTTTTTTAGAATCCGGCAGGCTCAACCTGTATGCCTCACCAAGCGCATCCATGATTGGAGCGTAGGTGTCGAAGCGAATCAGATTGCCTGCGTCTTCGACCGACAGGTCAGGATGCGCCACCGTTAGCGCTGCGTACAGCAGTCCCCGGAACTGCAAGGCCGTGAGATCTGTCAGCTTTTCCATGCCCCTTAGCAGATTGCAACCTGCGACGGATTCCGCAATCGCAATCGAATTGAATGAATAACAGAGCTTGTACGACTTCCCGTCTAGAGTCAGAGGTGCGAACTGAATGGTGGGGTCGTCCTTCGTTCCCGCTACGGAGCGTTTCGACATTGCTTAGGCTCCCGCAGTGAAGGTGATTGCGCCGCTCGTCTTGAGAGTCGCCTTCGTGGTGATAACACCGTCCGGTTTTGCGCTGGATAGATCGTCAAGGCTCTCGACTAGGGCCGTGAACGCATAGGCGTCTCCGGTCGTAGCCTGCGCTCCCGTCTTTGGCAGCGAAATCTTGAACATCGGCAGTGTCTTGTTAGCGAAGGCCGTCACAACGGCAGCTTGGCCGGTATCAGCGGAGACACGGTTGTACGTCAGTGCGTAATTGGCGCTCGATTGGAGAACGGCCAACCACTCTTCAGCGGGACTCTGAAGGTTCGTTGTGGAAACCGTTTTATTGGTGCGACCAGACTGAGAGAAATCATTGATTTCGCCAATGACCGTCCATGTAGGACTGCCGACCGTGCCTGTGTTGATCTGGAAAAGGACGCCCAGTCCTGCCTGTGCCTGAGATGCTGTGTAGCTCAAAGTGTTTACCTCGTTCGGCACGCATCGCTGAGTGCCAGCAGAGGTATTTAGAAGAGGAGGAACCGTGGGTCGTGCGGGGCGCTATTGCTGAACGTAGCGAACGGAGTATTCGAGGGAACGAACGTATGATCGGCTGGCGTCATTGAAACCATCGACACTACCGGGCAATCTGAAGATCCCTTGCACGACAGTTGCGTCTGGATCGGGCAACGTCCCGGACCACCCGCCCCGGAGCACACCATCAACAGCACGGGCAAGCGAAATGGCGTCGGCCATCGTGAAGCCATGACAATCAATTTGGAGTTCCCAACAGGTCAACGGATCTTGGCCTTCGAGCACGTATAGCGGTTCAGAAAGGACGCTGCGGTATGTGAGCGCCTTCGGGCGTGTTGCGTTGATGTGGTTCGGCGGCAGTTGCACCGGAAACATCTGCACAGTCGCATCGTTCACGCCGCCGACAATCAACTGGCACAATCCTTGTTCGACCATGTTAGTTGTTCACTCCCAGACCGATGCACCACAGGACCATAAAGACGCTCATCTCCCGCACGTTCTCAACGTTCTGAATGATGTAAACGCTGCCGCCTTCCGTTTGGATTCTCGATTGGACGGTGAATGCAGGGTCGTACCATGCGGTGATCTTGAGGTATTGCTGCGAAATGTCGATTCCGCTTCTGATTTGTTCACTGCCACGGAGGTATTCAATTCGGGCGTGCGCTGTCGTGGCTGGCGATCCCGCCTGATATGCTGTCTCGCTGCCCGCCACCCCAACGGTCGTCACCGGCTGAAGAAGCGTAATGATGTTGCGGAACTCGCCGGGGTTGCAGGTTGGGTATGAATTGTTGAGGTTGTACTTCTGCCCCGGCACTAGAACATCTCCTTAAACCAGTAACGGAATGGATCGAGCAACATCTGTGCGGGAAGCGGCATGGCAGAGAAGCCGTCCGTTTGGTTGAACATCTCGGAGACAATGACCTTGATGGCGTGCTGAATCGGAGACGGAACCGCCCTTGGTGTCGTGCCGAACCCGGCAGTGAAGCTCACACGGAACGGCGCTTCGGAGTAGAGAACGGGAAGAGCCAAGACCACGAAGGGCCGAAGGAAGATTTTGCATCGGCCCGACTCAATCGTGTAATCCCAAGTCGAATTTGGGTCAATGCTGTGCCACACGCCATCAGCCGACCGGAACGAGAAGTCACTGACCGCTGTTACGTTCCCCTTCGGAATGACCAGCGGAAACTCGAAGGTGGCTTCCGGGAAGTAGGTCCAATCGGTCTTGAAGAGTGGGCAGTTGATGTAGCGTTCAACGATGTTGGTTGCCGCATTGACAAGTCCGCTCACGTACCCGTCGAAAGCCGTCGTGGACAGCCGCAGATGGATCTTGATGTCGTCCAAAGAGACGGGCGCTACGGCAGAGAATGTGGCTTGGTTGAACACAAAGGTATTTAGGGTTTGCCCTGCGGCTTGTTAAGCGTTGCTGCCTTCGTAGGGAGCTTCCGAGTCGCCTTGCGTGGGGACAATTCCTCTGCGACGTTCAGCATGAGTAGAAGCGGCGTGTACGGGCTGTCGGGGACGAGATCACCGGGAGCGAACGGCGGGAACGGTTGGACAATGGAGATTGGCATAAAAAGCAAAAGGGGAGCGCACTTGACGCTCCCCCTTTCAACTACGGTCGATTAGACCGATTCCTGAAGCACCGCAACCGCTTCCGGCATGACCACGCCACCACCGACACGCCATGAAGCCCAGAACGTCATATTTCCGGTGTTCGCCGCCGTGTACGGATCACGCACGATGCTCAAAAGCTGACTAGTCGGCTTCTGCACGATGCGATAGCTGACCTTCGGATCGGTGTACAAGACCGAGTACGGAGTGCCAGTTCCGCCACCGAGCACGGACACCGGCATGTCAGGCGTCAGGCTGAACGGACGATTGAGGATCGTCGGGGCAAAGCCCTGACCACCGAGCACGCCGAACCCAAGCGGGGAGAACACATAGTTTCCGCCAGAAGTCTTCATCTTTACGATTGCGGAAAACGTCTGACGGTTGATGAAGAACCGACCAGTCTCAATGTATGGAGCCTTCAGGCTGTACATGAGTGCAATCAGGTTGTCAGCAGTGAAAGAGCCATTCGTCCCCGATTTCGTTGCACTCACGCCGTTCGATGCAACGGTAATGAGTCCAACCGGCTGATTCGTGCCGCTTCCGGCAATGAAGGCGGCTTCCTCTGCACGGCTACACTCGATAGCGATGTCGTTCAGGATCTGCGCTTCCATGTCGAAGAGTGAATCTTGCAATAGTTCCTGACTGATCTGAGTGAAGAACGCCAGCTTGTTGATGGCAACGCTGACATTCGAGTACGCCGATTGCGAAGAGCTAACCGTTCCGCCTTCCGCAACCCACGATGCCGAAGGACCAGCATTCTTCCGGGGGAACGGAATCGACGCAAGCGATGTTTCGACGGTGGTGGAGTATTTCCGAACGTCGGATTGCTCGATAACGATGGTCAACAGATCACGAGCCAAGTCAGCCGGTGCGGTGAAACCGCCAGCAGAATTCGTGCCTTCGCTCAGACCACGGCTTTCACCAGTGCGGAGGTACTGGCGGTATTGCTTCCGCACGTCGCTAACGTCTTCGTGTTTGCGATCCTCAACAGCGGGTCTGTTGATGGCGTCGTTCGTGCGGACTTCGATCTTCTCGAAACGCTCCTCACGCTCAATCGCCTTGTCAATGGTTTCCAATTCGTCCAGCATGTTGGCCGAACGGGTTTCATCCTCGTTCGTCCAATCACGGGTCTTGGTTTCATCCTGAAGGGTCTTGTAATCGTTCAGGAGCTTGTTACGCTTTTCAAAAAGCTCTTTCTTCATTCCGTATCTCCCCAAAGTGGTGGGCACAGTTATTTAGCGGCGGGGTATTTGAGGGTCAGATACGTGAACTGGCGTTCGTGCCAATGCAGATTAAAGCCAGTAGGTTGTCTCTCGACGGGCTGCTTACTGAAACTCTCTTCGATCTCTTGCAACGCTACGGACCTTAGTGCTGCCTCTGTTGCGGGATACGCAGGCAGAGTGACCAAGGAAACCTCGTAAAGATCAACGTCTTGAAGGGTTCTGAGCTTCGCTGTCCGGTCCCACGAGTCCGACTTCACATCGAACGCAAAGGACATTCCCTTGACAGCGCCGCTGCGTACAGACTCGATTGCGTCACGGGACCACGACGTGTCGTCGGGCTGTATCGTGACGGCTAGTCCGCACTCGTCTTCTTCGAGATGCAGCGTGCCTGCACTGCGCCGAGCGATGGGCTTGGACCAATCGTGCGACCACAGGGCAAGAACATCGTTGCCGTCGCCAGTCAGCGAACGGCTGAATGCGCCCTTTGCAATGCGCTCCGTGAAGCCGCCGAGATCAAGAGATGGAGAATCGAAGCGTGCAGCGTAACCAACGATGCAGGGCTGCTTACCGTCATCAGATCTCAATTCAAGCGATGAAATGCACTGCCGTTTGACCATTGAATACCTCGTGCAGAGGTATTTAGGGCGGCAGTTAGGCGGTTACTTCACTGGTCGGGGTGGTGTCAGGTTGTGCGGAGCTTGCGCCCGGTGTGATGTACAGCTTGTCGCCACCGTCAATCGGCGGAAGATTCTCTTTTGCTCTGACCTCGTTTGGAGTAAGCCAAGCTGTGCCGCCTGTGGCGTTCTTGTATCCAGTCGTTCTGGCAGCGAAATCAACCCGTGTGTACGAATCGAGATCGAACTGGCACCGGACGGTCAGCCGCTCACGATCAGACAGCAACGTCGAATTTAGTTCCGCTTCGAGGTTGTCGATGATCGGTTTGAGCGTGTTCGTGGAGAACTCTAGCGCCTGTTGCTCCACATTGGCCTTGCTCATCCCCGGTTCGCTTTGATTCAGCATGTGCGACGGGACGCCATAGAGTCGGGCCACGTCTGTCACGCTGAATTGCTTCAACTGAATCATCTGAAGCTGTTCAAAGTTCAGATTTTGTTGAGCCATCTCCATCCCGGCGTACAGGAAGAGCGGAGTGTGGGACTTCGCATTCCCCTGATGCCGTGCGCTGAACGCCTCTTCAAACTGTTTCGACTTCTCGGAGTCGTAAGCGCCGGGAACCTTGATGACCGGTCCAACCGTTGCGCCGTTGCCAAAGAAGTTCAGGGTGTGTTGCTGCGTGGCGAGACCAAGGCCGATTGCGTCACAGCCCGCCTGAATGGGTGAACGCCCGACAATGCCATCGGTCGAGAGCCACCGCACGTGCAGGATTTCATCTGCGGGGATGACCGTCTCAAGCTGATTCTGATTGCGGTACTTGTACTCGATTTGGCCGTTCTGAAGCGTCACCTTCATACGGGTCGAGTCGAGCGAGTACAGCCCCATCACCTGCATTCGGCGGTTGAAGACGATGTGTGAATATGCGTTCCCGTAGAGGCACAGACTCGTAACGAGGTGTTGCTTCCACATGTAGGCCGTCGTGTAGGGATTGACCCGCCCGTCGAAGAAGCCGTACAGATAGTGGCTTGGCGCTTTCTGCCACGTGTCGTTGTCGAGTTGGAGCGTGTGCAAAGGCAGAGACGCCACCGCAGTCGAAAGAATCCGAGTGCAGGCAACCACAGCCGCCAATTGCATCGCCGATTCGGGTGTCACATTCGGGCTGAAGATGAGCGGGTCGAGACCTTTTCGGATCAGTGAAGAAAGCGATTCCGGTGTGCTGCCCGCACTTCTTTCCGGCCAAGGAATGTCTGAGATGCCTAATGAGGTGAAGTTCACCTGCGTATTTAGTGGTCGCTCGTGCGTTCGTCTCGCCTTGTCGTGCAACCTCGTGCGCTATTGGTAGGCAGCGATGAGGTTGTCAATCATGTTTGGCGCAGGCTTGTGTACGAGCGCCCTGACCAGAGCGAATACTAGCGCCGCAACGCCGTCAATGCGGTTCCGGGTCGATCTACGCTTCGGCTTGACGAGCTTGACCAGACCTGTCGGCCCTTCGTAGACGCTTGTGCAGTTGGCATTCCAGCGCAACACCGGATTGTTGCCGTGATGAAGGGCTTTCGTCTGCACGAGCCGCTTCAATTCCATCGTCGCTTCGGACAACGCAAGAGGTGTCTGCGTGATGGGCACGACCGTCAGTCCGTGTTCGACCAGTTGTTCCGCAAAGAAGTTCGAGAACGCCTTGTCGTATGCGATCTCTTGTATGTCAAAGCGGTCATGCGCTTCAAGGATGGTCCGCATGACGACGCTGTAATCAATGCTGTTGCCCTCGGTTGGGGTCAGGTGGGTGTCGGGATCGTTCGCCCAATCGTCATAGGCAACACCATCAGTCTTGATCCGCTCTTGCATGTTGTCCAGCGGCATGAAGAAGTACGGCAGAACCTTGTACGTCCCGTCCTCAAAAGGAAAGAGCAATACGAACGCCGTGAGATCTTCCTTCGTTGACAGGTCAAGACCCGCAAAACACTTCCGGCCTTGTAGCTGTTCGACATCGACTACACCGGCTGAAGCATCCCAGTCGAGCATGGGGATGTACTCGGTCTCGGTGGTTGTCCAGATGTTGAGATGCAGTCGAAGAAACTTGTTGCGGTACCACGGGTCCGTCTTCGCCTTCTCCGCTTCCCGTGCCAAATCGGATTCGTGGATGGAGACGCCGAGGTTCGGGTTGGCCTTGTGCCACGTGGCCGGATCGTCAATCGGGTCCTTTGGATCTGCCTCAAAGAGCCTGACCAGAATCGTGTCGTCCTTGATCTTGCCGTCTCGAACCGCTCTTGCGTATTCGACTTCACGACCAAAGATGGAGTAGAGGTTGTGACCCGCCGTGCTGATAATGATTTGCAGGCTGTTCCGTCGTTTGAGAAGACCCGTCTGAAGAGCGTCAAGCAACTCGATAGCACCCGGCTTCGTCCAAGCGTGAAGTTCGTCCAGCAGAATGCAATTCGGCGCTGTTCCATGCTTCGTGCTGCCGTCCGAAGAGAGCGCCCGGAACACACCGCCGTTGAGCATGTTCACGATCTGCTTTTTGTGGGGGGTTGTATTGCTGATCGCTCTGAGTGCCGGGGACGCATGGATCATGTCGGCGGCAAACTGATAGGCGATACCGGCTTGCTCTTTGTCCGCTGCCGCCGAATACACTTCCGGCTTCGCATCGGGATCAACGAAGAGCATGTAGAGAGCGATAGCCGCTGCTAATGCGGTCTTTCCGTTGCCTCTGCCGATTTCAAGAATCAGCTTGCGGTAGCGGCGGCTTCCGTCTTCGCACTTCCAACCGAACAGTTCCCGGATGATGTCTTCCTGCCACGGTTGGAGCGTGAAGTATTGACCTGCGTATTCACCCTTGGAGTGCTTCAGGAGTTGGATGAAATCCACGGCCAACTGCGCCGCTTCGTGGTCGAAATGATAGGCCACACGTTAGACCCGCTTATCTTGCGCCTTCAAAAGAAGGTGCGCCATTGGATCGTTTGCGGCTTGTTGAGCTTGCTCGTTTGCGTTCCTTGCCCGGTCAACAGGAGACAGAGCGAACTTCACGCACAGTGCATTGAAGACCTGCGTGGCCTCTTTCTGCACACTCCAAAGCGGGTTCTTGCAGATGACGCCCTTCTCATTGACCACGGTCAGGCCGTGTTCCTTGATGGCTTCTTCGGACTCCATGACCTTCCCGAACGCAACGCACATCGAATAGAACAGAGGAAGGTCTTCAGCCTTCGCACGATCCACTACGAGCGGCTTCAGTTGATCGAATGCCAACACAGCGTATGGCGTGAACCAAGTCGGCGCATTGATGTGGTCGATTTCCGATGTTTGGAGCGGAGTCGGCTTCGGTTGCCGCCCTTTGGTGTTGCCAGAGTGATTCATTGCGAGTATTTAGGGCTGTATGACGTGGCAGGCCGGAACGATGCGCTGTAGCGCCTCTAATGCGCCGGAATCGGTCCTTTAAGCGCTGGTCCAAACAGGGGATTTCCACTTGAACGGTCACGACATCAGGGCGCTTGGTCGCAGCGCCCCTTCGCAGCGCAAACACGAACGGGGGGGTATGTTCCGGGGGTCTCAGCGCCGAGACAGACGACTCAGAGTCACCCTGCTATGGTGTGGGTGACACAGACACTCCAGATTCGAGCGGACCAACGCCAAGTCCGGTCGATCCTGCAAATCAATGATGTGATGCACGTCCGATGCAGGTGTGACAACGCCTTCCCTCAAGCACCACGCACAAAGCGGACTCTCACTGAGGACAGCAAACCGCAACCTCTTCCACGCTGGCGTCGAATAGAACTTCCGGTGCGCTGCGGGTCTTCGCTCGAAGCCCTCGAACTTCTCTTGCTTGTGCTGATCGCAATAACCGTCTCTGTCAGGCGTCAGGCGTGGGCAACTTCGATTCCGACACGCTGTTGGTAGTCTGTAAGGCATCAGTCCGACATCTCGTCCACAGTCAGCACTTCAAATGTGAAGTCACGGGTTCTACCTTGGTTGGTCGTCGCCCGACAAGTGACCTGACTGACTGTCCCGACCGTTCCACCACCGAGCCACACGACTGCTAACGTGTTCGTGTTGCTTTGGCGTTGGACAGTCAGATCAGGCGGAACAATCCACTCGACCGACGCCAGCGAGTCCGACACTGAGGACGTGCTGACGAACCTCGACCAATCAACCACATAATCGAGCACGTCGGAAGCGTATCGTGTCACTTGGACCATACCTGTATTTACCTGCATCGTGCGGTTCGGACTCGGAACGGCAATTAGTCTGTATGGGTTCGGATGCCAAGCGAATTGATGTACAGCGTGAAGAACGGCAGAGCACGCTGTCATCACTGCCGAGAACACTGACCGGCTTGTCTCGACAACCTTGCCCGCTGCCCCGCTGAATGCCGCTGTAGTGGCATTGAAACCCGTCGCCACACTCTTTGGAATCGAGCCGATGAAAACGCTCGTTGTGGCCGTGATTGCTTTGCCAGTCCCTTTCGTGACGCCGCCCGCCATCTGCCCGGACACCGCACCCAACGGTCTTCCTACGAGCTTGGCGACTGTCGCTTGACACGCTGCCGTCGCTGCCGCAAACGACCGGGCTGCACGCTTGGTTACCGCTGCCTGCATAGCGGCGGTGATCCCGGTGAGTGCTTTCGAGGTCGCACGGCCATTTGAGCCGCTGAAGCTCGACGTTTGCGCCGAAACGATCTTTCCCGTCTGTCGTGGCACCGACCCGCTCATGGCCGTGCTCTGAGCGTTGAAGCCGTGCGCCGTCGCTCGATTGACGATGCCTGCAAAGGTGGACGTCGATGCGGACAGTGGTTGGGAAACAACAGCCGCCGTGAACACCCACCCTGAGTTGCCACTGACGTTGGTACTGTTCGCACCCGCAAACCATTGGCTTCCAGTCGCACTGCTGTCTTTCAGCGACAGATAGTCACACGACTGAAAGATAGCCGACGAAGTAAGCGTAGCAGCGGTGCCAGATGAACTCGACGTAACCGTGATAAGGTTCCCCGCCGACCCCCTAGCGACGAAGCTGCTAACCGTCTGCGTCGTTCCGGCGCTAAACTGAACCGACTTGGGTGCGTTGATCGTGAGGGTATTGAATGTGTTGCTATCGTTGATCGTTACAGCGCCAGTACCGCCACCCATGATGGACAGATTGTTGTATGTAAAACCAGCGCCAGCAAACGTCTTCGCACCAGTCCCACCATCCGAAAAGACGATGGTAGATGTTCCGGCATTCAGCGTTTGTGCTGTGCTTGTTAATGACCACAATGTTCCGCTCGTTCCGGGAATTGTCCACGTTCCCGAACCAAGACTGAGCGTTCTGGTGAAGCCACCGTTTGATACGACCGATAGCGCTGTGACATTGTAGCCCGCTGCATCGAACGTGCCATTGTTGATAGTGAAGGTGGATGACATTGACATGGCATCACTGAGCGTCACCGTGCCGCCGAATGCAGAAATCGTAATTCTGAAAAACGATATTCCTGCGCTCTTCAGCGTAGTCGAAC